CACCTGTAGTGTTTGCTCCACCAGGTCCACCATTATAATCTCCACCTACAAAAGTATTTTGAGTACCTGTTGTATTTGCATCTCCAGCTCTTGAACCTATTGCTACATTGTGAGCACCTGTTGTGTTTAATCTAAAAGCCTGTCTACCCACTGCTACATTATTATTGCCTGTTGTTAGTGTTTCACCAGCATCATTACCAATTAAAATATTATAGCAAGCTGATGTAACATTTTGTCCAGCATATGCACCCATTGCAACATTAGAATGACCTGTAGTATTATCAAATAAAGCATTAGCACCAACAGCTGTATTATTATTTGCTGTTGTATTAGCACCCAAAGCACCTTGACCAATAGCAATATTGCAAGAACCTGTAGTATTAGCATCTAAAGCTTGTCTGCCAACAGCAGTATTACTATCTCCAGATGTTAATGCAGCCAATACTCCTGTTCCAACACCAGTATTTCCTTCTGCAGAAGATAAAGTACCTGTTGAAGAAGTACCTACTAATAAACTGTTTGTAAAATTTGTGCCACCTTCTTTAAAAGTTACTCCACCTGCAGAAGCATTAATATATGTTGCTAATCTTGCTGCAGTAGCTTTTCTATTTGTGCCACCAGCTCCATCATCTATTATTAATAAATCAGCATCAACTATTGCTGCACCAATATCTGTTGCACCATCAATATCTAGTGCTGTTACAGCTACCGTTCCTGCTGCTAATGTTGTAGCACCAGATACAGTTAATGCGTCAGTTGTAATTGTACCATCAAAAAATGCGTCTTTGAATTCTAATGAAGATGTTCCTAAATCTATTTGATTGTCTGTAACTGGAGATAATGCTCCATCACCGATTGTTAATCTACCTGCACCACCTGTTGCTATTGTAATAACATCAGAACCAGAAAAAGTAAGTGATGTGTTTGTATCACCATCTCCAGTTATGGAATCTAATTGGATATCTCCAACATTTGTTATGTTACCATCGCCAGCATTAAATCCAGTTGCTGTAACTGTGGAATTAAAAGTTGCCGCTCCTGTAACAGTTAAAGTTGAAGCCATATCTACAGCACCATCAATATCTACTACGTCTAAGTTTGTTACACCATCAATATCTATATTGCCAGATATGTCTAAAGAAGCACCTGTTAAAACTCCTGCAACAGTCAAAGTAGAAGACATATCTACAGCGCCATTAATATCAATTAAAGTTGAGTTTAATTCTATTTCGTCATCAGCGTTGATATCTAAATCACCATCAGCGTCTGATCTAATGTTAATTGCAGAATCACGAAATTGAAGTTGCATATCAGTGTTAAGTAATAATCCATCATCAGCTACATGAGTTAAAGTTACTTCACTGTCCGCACCAAAAGATAATACTGCACTATCAGAAATTAAACTAACATCATCACCAACTGTTAAATCTGTTGCAACCTTAACTGTTGTATCATCATCTAAAGTTAATACTGTTGTTCCGTCAAATTGTTTAAATATTAAATCATCAGCATCTACACGTAATTGTAAAACTTGTGCACCCGCTGTGCCATCCATGTCTAAACTTAGTTGTGCAGTTCCTGCATCTTTAAATTCTATGTTTCCACCAGCTGCGTCTATAACTATATCTGCAACTGAATCTAATGTAATATCTCCTGAATTAGAAGAAGCTACTGTTACACCAGTGTGGCCATCTATCGATACTGTGCTTGCTTGTGAGTCAATTGTAATTGCACCTGCTGACGTTGAAAAACTTGAGGCTGCATCACCTATAGTAATTTCATCTGCTGGAACAGATAAACCAAAACTTGTGCCAACAATATTTGTACCATCTGAATAAACTAGTTTAGATGTTTTTTCTACACCTGAAAAAGTAACCCCTGATCCTGACGCTGTTTTAAATTGAACAGTGTGATTACCTGAAGTTGAGTTAGTTATAATATAAACTTTTTCTATTGAATCTGGAACTGTTACAATTTGATTTCCTGATATTGTACCTGTTAAATTTATAACAGCGTTTTGAGCTACTGATGTAAACGCTCCATCTGCAATAGATAGCGCTGTAGTAGCAGCAGAACCAGCAATAGATTGTTCTACATAACCAGCGATTGCTGTATTAACAATGTTTAAATTACTATTAGTTTTATCTCCCCAAGTACCGGCGTTCTCGCCAGTTGCCATTAGTTCTATACCAAGATCTGTAAATGTTGATGCCATAATTTAATTTCCTTAAGGTGCTGGAGAGTTAACGGGTATTCTGATTGTTCCATCAGCGTAGTCGTCTCTTTTTCTACTACCTAATTGTTCTCCACCAAATCTCTCTACTTCTTGTTTATATTTTTGTTCGTACAGTTGTAACATATCTGCAGGTCCTTTTAAATAGCCATATGCTTCTACTAAACATGCGTATAATAAACCATTTGGGAAGTTAAGGCTAATAAAATTTGTTGTATTTGATGCACTTAAACCTGTTGGTTTTGAATTATAATGAATTTTATATACATACGTAGCATTGGGTATTGGAGATAATAAAACTCCTCCTGAAGTGGTGTTTGTAGTTCCTGTTGCTCCACCTTTCATAGAATAGTATTTAGGTCGGCCTGTAGTTCTGGCTCCATTAAATTCATCTAAAAAAGTTTCATCTTTTTTTTCTAACCAAATTGGATTGTTAAATGCTGCTGTAGAATCAGCAACTTGAATACCCCTTACATATAAAGCTCCTGCTGGAACATTAACGAACTCTTGATTGGTAACCATATTATCTTGAGCTACACTTCTATATGCATCAATCGGTACATCTCTCATAATTCTAAATTCTGAATTGTCAATAAATTGATCTGTAATTGTGCTTGTTAATACAGTCGTCCCAACTTCTGTGTAACTTTGGATTGCTGTTGTTAATGTTGCATAAGTAAATCCTGCCATATTATCCTCTCTCGTTTACAGGTCCTGCTAAAACAAATAAACCTCCTCCAATTTCAGCAGTTGTTGCGGCTGAAACCAAATTAAAAGTAAATGAAAAACTATACGATAAAGTTATTCCATTATCTGTAGCAGAACTTAATACTCTTGTTACTATATATGATCCAAAAATTTTTGCACCTAAATTATGCGTTGTTGCAGTTGTTGCTGAAGGTGTAACTCCTTGAATAGGAGCAGAAGTTCCTCTTGTACAACCAGTTAAGTTATTTGTAGATTTACCTGTGTATTGAATTGTTTCATTAATGCGTTGCCCAAAAGTATTAGATGTAGAATCTGTATCTACTTTTTCAATTACAATATATCCACTAGTTGGAAAATTAGAAGCATTAGATAAAGTTATTGTAGTATCCGTAGCACTTAAAGTTTCGTTTAATGTAGTTTCTAATTCAAAATTATTTACTGAAACACCTCCAACTGGGCTTTTAACTTGTGAAAACCTAACAGCGTCATTGGTTTCAAAAGTGTTACTATCAAGACCATGGGTATCATTAGTGACAAAAACAAGTACTGATGTTAAACTTGCAGATGTCGTAAAAGGATTATCTTTTAAAACAGATGGTGTTGCAAATTCAAATCTATCCGGTCTTGCGTCTCTTAGACCAGGATCATCTCCAGCTGCTGATCTAGATTCTAATTGTGGGTGTTTAGATTCAAATTCTGATCTATGCACAAAAGCTCCAGTCCATTCTTTAACCATTTCAATGTATGGAAACTCCATCCCTGATCTGTCTGATATTGCTTTTGCGTATTTTCCTCTTGCCATTATGTTCCTGGGTAATAAACTTTTGGTGTTATATGAACACTAGTAGAAGAGCCATCTTCAGATAATGCTCTAGATAATTCATCTTCATAAAATAGTTTCATTTGTTGAACTGATTGTGGGTTAAATTTTTGTGCTAAATAAAAAGCTAAACCTGATACCATACAAGGTACAAATCTATAAGGTACATCTGTTGCATCAGTATAAGTTCCTGATGCATCTTGTATTCTTTTAACAAAGAAAAAATGCACTGCTTTAGCAGCGTTAGTTGAATCTGGTGTAGGATAAACAGTTATTGTAGTTTTATCTATAAATCTTTGTACAAAATATTTTGAAGGTGTACCTTTTGATAATTTATTTGCTTGTGCAGAATAAGTTGAT